CGCTAAATCACATCAGCAGCGTCTGAAGACGCCGCGTCCCTTTGAAGGAAATGACCAATGGCCAATACGATCCTCACCCCCACCGCAGTGACCCGCGAGGCGCTGCGTATCCTCCACCAGAAGCTGAACTTCGTGGGCAACATTGTCCGTGAGTATGACTCTAGCTTCGCTAACTCTGGCGCGAAGATTGGCGACTCTCTCAAGATTCGCCTTCCGAACCAGTACACGGTGACAACTGGTGCGACCCTGACCACTCAGGACACCACCGAGTCAAGCACCACGCTTCAGGTTGCCACTCAGAAGCACGTTGGCATGACCTTCTCGTCTGCCGAACTTACGCTGTCTCTGGATGACTTCTCCAAGCGTATCATTGAACCCGCAATGAGCGTTCTTGCTGCCAACGTCGAATCTGATGCCTTGTCAATGTACAAGGATATTTATCAGTCGGTGTGGAACGGCGCATCGGCTGCTACCTACAACAAGGCGCTTGACGCTCGCGTTCTGCTCCAGCGTGCGTTGACTCCGGTCAACGACCGTACCGCTCTGATGGACCCCATTGCGATGGCTGACCTTGTCAAGGACACCAAGTCGCTCTTCCAGGATTCTGCTCAGATTTCGAAGCAGTACAAGGAAGGTTACATGGGCCGCGCGGCTGGCTTCGATTGGTCTGAAAACACCATGCTTCCGGCGCACACGCGCTCGGGCGCTAACAGTGCGTATCTGACCAACGGTGCCACTCAGTCCGGTGCGACCCTTGTGGTTGACACTGGTGCGACTGCTCCGTCTGCTGGTGACGTTATCACCATTGCAGGCGTGTTCTCGGTTCACCCGGAAACGAAGGTTTCCACGGGTGTGCTTCAGCAGTTCGTGATTGGCACGGGTGCGACGACCACTTCGTTCCCGATCTCGCCTGCCATCGTTGCCACGGGTGCCACGCAGAACGTCAGCAACACCGCTGCCGATAATTCTGCCGTGTCCTTCCTCGGCACCGCCTCGACTGCCGTGCAGACCTCGCTGCTGTTCCAGAAGGAAGCCTTCGCGTTCGCGACTGCCGACCTTCTCATGCCGAAGGGCATTGACTTCGCAGCCCGCGAAGTGATGGACGGCATCTCGCTCCGTGTGGTTCGCCAGTATGCTATTTCGACCGACACGTTCCCGTGCCGCGTTGACATTTTGTACGGCTTCAAGACGATCCGCCCGCAGTTGGCCGTTCGTTACCACAACAACTAACGACGATGGGGCAGGGGCTTCGGCTCCTGTCCCTCCTTTGCTGAGGTGTGAAGCATGACCACATATGCCGTAATGCGTTCACGCATTGCTGACGAACTTGTGAACGATGGTGATATTTCGACATCACAGATCAACAACGCCATTCAGTCAGCCATTGCAGACTATGCCGGGGAACAGTTCTGGTTCAACGAAGCCGTAGGCACGTTCTCGACGGTATCCAGCCAGGAACTCTACACCTCGGCGGCTCTCTCGGACATTCCGACCATCATCAAAATCCTGTCCCTGCGGATTGCCAATACGGGTTCCTATGCCACGTATATCAACGGCGTCAGCAATGACATTATAGAAGACATGCAGGATGGCACGTTGTTCGGCCAGCCGCGCTTCTACTCGCGTTTTGCAAACAAGATTCGGCTGTATCCGATCCCTGACGCGGTCTACAGCATGAAAATCAGCTATATTTCCACGTTCACGGCGCTTTCGGCTGATGCTGATACGAACGCATGGATGACGGACGGCGAAGAGGTCATTCGTCAGGCTGCAAAGAAGCGCCTTGCCACGGATATTCTGTCTGACGATGCGCTAGCCCAGCGTTGCGCCGTGATGGAAGACAAGGCTTATGACGGGCTGCGGATGGAAAACCGCAACCGCCGCTCTCAGCAGCTCATGCGAACTGAGATAGCCAGCCCGCGCACGTTCAACATCAATAACGGGTGGTGAATTGGTCCCTTTCTCGCCGTGGCTTCCAGACCTAGCAGACTTTGACACCAGCGTTTCCACTGAGGCGCTGAACGTCATCCCGTCTTCTACTGGCTTTCGCCCGTTCCCCGGCTTCTCTAATACCGCGTCTGCCATCACGGCCCGCGCTCAGGGTGCTGCGTCTTTCCGGTCCATCAGCGGCACAATCTTTAACTTCTGCGGCGATGCGACGAAGCTCTACAAGCTGAACACCACGGGCCTGACGTGGGCTGACGTTTCCCGCACGGTTGGCGGTGCCTATACCGTGGCGTCTGACAGCAAGTGGTCATTTGCTCAATATGGCAATTTCGTCATGGCGACCAACGGCAACGATGCCGTACAGGTCTATGAACTTGGCGTCTCATCCAACTTTGCTGCGTTGGCTGGTACGCCGCCGTCTGCCTACTTCGCAGGCGCTATCCGCGAGTTTGGCGTTCTCGCCAAGACCTCATCGCAGAACAACCGCGTTCGGTGGTCTGCCATTGGCAACGTAGCGGATTGGGTGTCTTCGGCCACCACGCTGTCGGATTACCAGGATCTCCCAGACGGCGGCACCATCATGGGGTTCGTCGGTGGCGAATTTGGCATCATCTTTCAGGAACGTGCCATCCAGCGCATGTCGTTTGAAGGACCGCCCACGGCCTTCCGGTTCGACAAGATCAGTTCGTTCCTCGGCTGTCGCGCTGACGGATCGATTGCAGCATTCGACAACTTCGCATTCTTCCTCGGGGATGATGGCGCATACATGATCCGTGGCGGCGCTGAGATTGTGCCGATTGGCTCGGAGAAGGTTGACCGCTGGATTGAACAAAACCTTGATGCCAATTACCTGTTCCGCATCACGGCGGCCATTGACCCCATCAACAAGCTGTATCTTCTCAGCATCCCCACGCTGAACAGCACGGGCGCTGGTACGCCTGATACTATCCTGATGTATCATTGGCCCACGGGGCAGTGGACACACGCGACTGTAAACCATGAGATGATATGGCAGTCTGCGGTTCAGGCGACCTACACCATCGACGGCATGGACGCGGTGTCGGCCACGATTGACGGTCTGCCGTTTCCGGTGGATAGCCGTTTCTGGGCTGGTACAGGCCGCCTTCTGCTTGCGGCTTTCGATACCTCTCATCAGCAGGGGTACTTCTCAGGGCAGAACCTCGCGGCGACCGTCGAGACGGGTGATTATCAACTCTCCCCTGGAAGGCGTTCGCTGCTCAAGGCTATGCGCCCGATTGTCGAGGGTTCTTCGGTTACGCCGTCAATCACGGTTGGCTACCGCAACCATCAGTATTCCGGTCTGACCTACGGCAGCGCAAAGGCAGTCAATGCCTACGGCGTCTGCACATCGAGGGTCAACGCTCGGTATCACCGCGCAAGGCTGACCATCCCGGCTGGTTCCAACTGGATGTTTGCGCGCGGCGTGGATGACCTCAACTTTTCGCCTGCGGGCAAACGATAGGAGACAGTTATGTCTGCACGTGATAACAACGGTTCTGACTGGCACGGGGGCGGTGGCTCCATCAACAACGGCGGCGGCGGCCTTGGCAATGGCGGCATCGGCGGCGGGATGGGTGTCGGCGGCTGGGGTGGTGGAGCCGGGTACAATGGCGGCGCGCAGTCCCGCACGGGCCTCACCACCGGAACCGAGTGGAAGGGGAATACGGCGTTCGGTCGCCCCGGCTCGATGGCCACGGGCTATGCGACCCGCGATGCGCGATCTCTCGCGAATGCCGGTATGGGTCCGACGTTGGGCTCCTACGGCCAGTTCAGGGACATGCAGGGCAACCCCATGTTCGCGGGGCTCGACAACCCCATGCGGGCCGCAAGCGGCTTCAACGCCCAGCAGGCGGCTAGAAAACTCGCAGCCCTCCAGGCAGCGCAGCAGGGCGGTCTTTTGGGTAATCCGACAACGCAGGCACCGCTGCCGTCTTATAATCCCGTTCCAGCTGCTGTCGCTGGCGTCAATCCGGTTCCTGAGAATGTTCCCCCGCAGGCCCCGGTCGCGGGCTATCTCCCCGGCTGGCCCGGAACTGGTCAGTGGTGGGGCAAACAGCCGTGGGACAACAACCAAGCCAATTGGCCGAATGCAAATGTGGCCCCGACGCCCCCCAATTATGGCGTCGATCTTCACTATGGCAGCGGGGATTGGAAGATGCCTAGCGCACCTTCTAATGCACCCGCGTATGCCCCCGGCAACAACAGCGGGCCGCCATCCCTGCCATCTTCTCAGCCATCAAATCGTGGCTGGGGCGGCTGGAACTCAGGCTGGAATTAAGGAACACCACAATGGCAAAAGCACCGCTTACACCCCAGCAGCGCCGTCAGAACAGCACAAAGTCTCTGTCCGGAAACATCCAGTACGGCATGGACAACGGCGGCCTCATGGGCGGCCTCATGGGCTTCATGGGCCTCCCGTATTGGGCGCGCGGCGGTGGCAATGATAGCACCCCGCAGGGCAGCGGCCCAGCTCCGTGGCAACAGATGTGGCCCGGTGGTGTTGCTCCCGGCATGGGCGGCAATGGTGGTGGCGGCGGCGGTAATCCGCAGATTGAAGACCCTGCGCTGCCTCCGTATGACCCGAACAACCCGAACGGTGGTCAACAGCCGCAGCAGCAGGATTGGACATTCCCGCAGTATTCGCAAACGTGGGCATTCACTCCCCCGGCTCCTACGCCGTACCCCGATCCGCAGCCGTTTGACCCGAAGAAGTACGGCAACCCGTTCGCAAAGAAATACTGATGAACCTAGATCGGCGTGACATAGCCCCGTTTGCCCTGAAGTGGTTCCCGACCCTTGTGGACGCCACCAGCGATGAGTGGCACTTCTTCCTCGACAAGGTGACGGGCCTCACCACGCCGCTCGACATGGGCAACGGTCAGGCATTTGACCGCTGGCGGGCTGAACTCGCCAAGCAGGGCTATGCGGCATTTGACTACACAGACGCCAACATTGCAGCCGCGAAGGCAAAGGCTGATGCGATGGTCCTGGCGGAACAGAGGCGGGTGGCTTCCCTTCCCGGCACACTTGATGCGCTGAAGGTGGAAGCACCGAACTGGACGGCTGCGGAAGTTGTGGCCAGCATGAAGGGGTAACGGCAAATGACAATCCGTCCCTTCCTTCACTTTCCGCCCCCGCCAGCCAACTCTGAACTGAGAAGGCAGTACGAAGTTCTCCAACAAATTCGCAACGGAAAACTAGAAATTGTGGGCGAGGTAACGCTTACGGTTTCAGCGGCATCAACGACTGTTACCGACATTCGCGTTTCTCCCCAGACCGTAATCGTGTGGCATCCCCGCACCGCCAATGCCGCCGCCGAACTTGCTGCCGGGACGATGTACATCACGGACGCCAACATGGCGAACGGGAGTTTCGTAATTACTCATGCCAACAACCTCCAAGCGGATAGGACTTTCCGATATGCCTGCCTCGGCTAAACGCATTCCCTGCCAAGGTGTTCTCAGCGATGACCTCGGGCGCGTCTGGAAGGACTGCGCGCCG